CATAACTGTTGCCAGCTGTCAACCCTAGTAAATATGCCGCCCCGAAGGGCGGCGGGGTTTGTTATTTCCTTGAAGGCTTAAAAACCGGCAATACCAAAATGCAGGTCAATGAGTTCAGACACTACAAAATCACCTGTTTCAAATTCTCCGGTTTCCATAATCAACGCCAAATCCTTTTCAGCCTCTTTGCGCGTGTCATACCTTTTATGCTCATCAATATGAACGATCGCGCGTTTGCGAAACGCATAAAATTCTTTGCGCTGTGTCGCCTTATCTTTTCCGGCTTCGAAAAATTGCCCCATGCGTTTCATTCTTATTGCAAAATATTTATCGTTGGTTTTCATCTTTTCAACTTTCAATTAAAGGTTTGAATATGCCGCCCCGAAGGGCGGCGGGGTTTGTTATAGGCTAAATTCGAGTTGTTCAGCGTATGCTTCCATATAGCTGACATCACCGATAAATCTTGAGTATTCATAAGCATTTTTGACGTGCTGGTTTTGTTCTTCGTTAGATAACCGGCTAAACTTGCGAGCGGCTTTTTCGTTCATGAAGGCAACTAGGTAGTTTTTAGCGTCTTTTTTAGTTTCAAATTTCATCGTTTCAACTTTCTAAATTAAAATCAAATATTTAACTCTGATACGTATATGATCGGTTATCTGTTGCCAGTTGTCAACAATAAACCCACAAAGAAAACGGGAATATTCAAAAAACATCCCGTTTATTTTGTGAGCAAGTGCCACACAATAGAACCAACCGCTCCAGCTAACGCCGTAAACGTGCTACGGGCTAACCATTTATTGTTATCTTCCATTTTAGCTATACGATCCTCAGCGAGCGCCTGACGAGTCCCTAGCGGCGGCTGGCCGTTTCCTTCGTGTAGCTTGCAGATAGGCTCTAGACGCGCTGTGAGGCGTTCTAACAGCAGTTTTATCTCGGTTATGTCTTCTTGCATAGTAAAAGTCGCCGGCGGGCGGATCGAAACCCACGCCGCCGGCTTCCCTTCGGAGGATCGCGTTATACTTTGGCGCTGCCGTATTCTTCCGACGTAATCCACGCGTTTAGGCTGGTTGACGCTCCAGCGCTTGCAACCGTTAAGCGTACATTACACGGATTAAGGTTAAAATTAAACGCTCCGTCGTCGCTTAGCTTGCCTTCATCGCCAATACTTACCCACGTGGTTCCATCGTCGGGGCTCACCTCTAGTTGTATCGTTGCACTATCCCACGTGCCCGACGCTATTACCTGTCCGGTTCTTCCATCCCAGTTTAATGAACTGGTCGAGCCGTTAGCTGTTTGTGCTGTAAACACTTTGTCGTATGTATACATTTGTTTTATTCCTTATTCGGGATTTTATAACCTACTGGATTGGCGATTTTTGCTCCTATTTTGTGAGCAATACCAGACATGCTGCCTCCGCTCCCACCTCCGCCGGCCTCATATTCAATTACTAATTCGGCTGCTTCACTTGCACTTGAATAATCGTATGTTCTAGCGTTCCAACTGTATTGACCGGCATAGGAAGTTGTCTGAGTGACAACGGCTAATATCAGTGCGTTTTCACTTGACCAGCCGGAACGATTTACAATTTCTTGAATAACAGTTTTAATGTCGGAGGTGGTTTGTTGTCCAGATCCTGCTGAACTTGACCAATTGACGTTTGCAGAAGTGAAATTGCTGCCAGCCAATTCGCTGCCTGCAGACGGTGCCGCTGCATTATCTGCATTAATTCCATGAATTACTAACGGAACAGACGCATAACTTGATTTATATGGCTTGAAATAAGCCGAAGCAATCGTAGCACCCTGTTCAATAGTGATATTTTGAAATCTAAAGTAACCTAAATAATGAGTCCAGTAATTCGGCCAGCTTTCGTTGTCCTGACTGCCGACTTTAATACTTGTGCCGCTGGTGCTTGGACTACCCCAACCAGACGTTGGTATAGTTGCTGATGATGTGGCCTTTGTAACTTGACCGTCATCAGCGCTATCGGATACCGTAAATGTTGTGGTTGTTGCCATTTAGCCAATGCCCTTTTCGGTAATCTTGCGCAGCACAATATTAATTAACGCAATCGCGCCCGAAACAATAGCGGCTGTTTCTGGGTTTTCCTGTATCCAGTCACCATTCACCAAAGCGGTTAAAGATGATACAACAAATGTTAACACGTTAAACCAAATTGTTTTCGATTGATACCATTTTTTCATATCGGTAAACATCCTTTCAGCGAAAAGAGGCCAAAGGCCGCCAAGCCCGCTATTACTAGTATAGCCGTCCATTTACGCTTAAGCCCGACGGCCTCGGCTCGCTCCGTCTTAGCTTGTATTTTATCTAATTTGTAATCCTGCCGGCTAGCTTTTTTGGTGACCGCTTGGCGTTCTTCGTGCGTGTAAATAAACTGGCCGTCATCGGTTCTATATCGTTTTTTTCTGCCTACCATTAGTAAACCCTACCGTTTTCCGTGCAAATAACCCACGCGCCCGTAAATTCTGCTATTTCTTGCGCCTGTGTTTTGCAGCTTTCAACAAACCAATCTTTTCCGGTTTTCTTAAACGCTTCCGCTTTATACTTACTCACCGCCTGCGGCCGGCTTCGCTCGGCTTCCGTTCCGTTAAACATAATTAAGCGGTCGTATTTAACCTTATGATCCTTTAACCATGCTTCGCTGATTAAACGATCACGCTCTAGCCTCCCTGTAATTATTGTTATGGGTTGTTTGCGTGGCAAGTATCTAGGCCGAGCCGTTACCGTTCCCCAGTCTCTCGGAGGCTGGTCGTGGCATAATACCCCGTCAAAATCAAAAGCCATATTTTTCAAGTAACCGCTATTGAACAGGTTCCATTCTAAGAGATGCGGCGGCTCTAATTCTTCGGCGTAAATGTCAGGTTTTCGCGGGCTGTGTGGGTTAACGTAAATGCTGGCTGTCATGCCGACCAACCCCTCTAAACGCTTTAGCGTGTTACCCATCATCGTCGTATCGTCAACAAATAATATATTGCTGGCAGTTGTATCGTTTAGCCGCGTTCCCTTGCCAACGCTGCGCACGTATCCACCATTAAAAGTAAACAACGGTAAATGTAAATGAGTAGCTATTACACTGGCTGGCAACACGCCAGAACGCGGGATAGCGCAAATTCCGTCAATGTAATCGGGTATCTGCTCGCATAACCTAACGGCGTTAGCAACTAATTCGCACGTATAAATCAATCGGGCGTTTTTATAGGCTGGCGTAGGCTTTAGCTTGTTTAGCTTTGCGCGTCGTTTGTTGCATCCGCCGCATGGCTTCACGCCTATAGCTTTTGTTACGTTGCTGATCGTATCGCCAAAGCCTTTTTTTAACCCGCAATTTCTGCGCGTTTTCTTTTGCTTTGTTACTCCGCAATTTGGGCACGTGTAACCGTTGTCAGTTTTTTTGAAAATGCAATTAACCATTCGCTACAATCACAGTCCCTTCGGTGCTGCAAAAGTCAGTAAGGTTTAACCAGCCGGTTCCAAAGTCGTCACAGGCTCCGCCCGTGTAATCTGTCGGCGCAACTAGCCGCGTAAATGTTTCGGTGCCGTCTAAATCACAATTAGATAAAAGGGGTATGCCTTCGTCATATTCCCACAAAAACCGGCATGATTGAAAATCCATAAATTGAGTTTGTAAAATCTCAACATTTAATTCTACTACCCATTTTTGACCAGTTTCCCGCCTAACCTCAATATCTACTAGCGTTAGCTGTAGGTTATTTTTTGTACATTGTGGCCGGCTGTAAGGATCGAAAGTATAAAGCCAAGTACAATCGAAACCGCCGATTTGTCCGATGTAGGCTAGGCTATAGGTTCCGTCTAAATCGGCAGCACATAATCCACAATCACTGTCTGAAAACCCGCTGAAAGTAACATCTAAATCTAGTGGTATTCCACATTTACAACAAACTAAATTAACATCTTCGCAACCTGCTAAGTCCTCCTCATTACGCTTTACCGTAACGCTGTATACTCTAACGTGTTCGGGTATGAATTTACTTACGCCGTCGCAATCGAAAAACCTGCCGCCCGCCTGTGTGCTACCCATCACGGCCATTGCAAATTGCTTTCCGTTATGTTCAGTAATCGGGATAGTGATATCTATTACGCCGTTGCTGAAAAGGTAAATATAACTGCCGGAAGTGCAAGTATTTAATGCAACCTCGATAACTCCACGCCATTCAAAAACGGCGGACGGTAGCGTATGTGCTGCAACCTCTTCAACGGTTAACGTTCCGGCGTTCATAGTTAATAGGCTAAATATAACCGCTGTGCCGGTGCTGTGTGCAGGATCAATCTTTGCTTGGATTCCGTGCCAATTGTCATTATCTAAATAATCTACGATAAGTTCTATGCCTACGTTATAGGTTGATGAGGTTATAGACGTATCATACATTAATTCAACATCATAGAACGTATGATAGCGGCTTGGCATTTCCTGCTGGAATAACGCGCGCCTATCTGGGAAATTTGCGTTATAAACGCCCTCGGCAAATACGTTAGTAGTTGGGCATGTTATTGGGTAACAGTCAGACGTAGTATTTCTAATTGTCCACGAATTACCGCCGAGAGAAGTGTCATCCTCCCACTCTTCGCCAAGATAAGCTAAATAAGGATGCTGCCGTAACTGCTCGCAAAAGTCTGTAGCGTATAACTCGCAACAATCACAATCCTCACAATTAGGGCTTCGCTTGCTAATCCCCACTAGCCGCAGGCCTCCATATCTACAAACCACTGTCCAAATGTATTTAATTTAATAGTGATCCACGCGCCCGATGTAATGCTAGCGTCAGCGATATTATAAACCGTTACATTTTCGCCAGTATCTACTAACGCGCCGGCTGAAAGATAATGCAAACTAGCGCTACCGCTTCCGGCTGTTGAGCCTGAACGGCCAGATATGCCGTTGGAAATAGCTATTGCCGTTTGTGGCGCCTCTACAATCCAAAGCCCGCTTTTGAAGTCTCTAAAACATCTAACCACGGTATCGACCGGAACTGGTATAAGTTCTTTATTGTGAACTTCTAGTTCTCGATTTTCAGCCGTTCCGCCGTAGCTTTTGCGGCGGGTTTGGTTGCTACTTGTTTTATCTTTTCGGCTGAACTCTTGCGCTATAGCTTTTCCAGAACCTAATACTCCGCCAGATAGGCCGGTTACTATTTGCGTTACCTTTACATATATTACATTTTCTACCGCTACTTGTGATTGTGCGCGAGCGGCCTTACCTTCTAGCTCTCTAACTCTTAGGCGCAGGCTTTCATGGTCGGCTTTTATCTTTTGGACGGCTTCGGCCGTCAGCATAAACCCTTTAGGCATTATTTGAACTTATCGCTATGGGGTTACCGTTGCTTGTTAATGTGCTGACCGTCACCACGTCGGGATCGTAGATAATACCGCCGCCGGGCTTTAGGTTTAGCGTTGTGATTGTGCGAGCTAGTGCCGTCCTAAAACAGTCAATCGTGCCGCCTTGCGCGTTGCAAGTGGTAATTGTCCCTGTCCCGTTGTAAGTCAAAACGCCGGCTTCTAGGTTAGCTGTTGTAATATTGCCTTCCACTTTTGCATTTCCGCCAATCAGGTTTACCGTTGTTAGGCCGGCTTTGCTGTTCATTGTGCCAGCGTAGCCCGTTAGCGTCGTTAGGCTTGCACCCGCTCCAGCGTTTACCGTTCCCCCGTTTACGTTAATAGTTGCTACGGTTGCAGTTTCTCCGGCCCTAGCCGCTACGCCTACGGTGCCGCCTGTAACATTTAATTCGTCAATCGCTGAGCCTTTCAGGTATAACCCCTGTTGCCCTGTAGCCGCTCTAGCCGTGCCTATAACCGTTATATCTATTGCCGAGGTGTTAACGTCAATAAAGCATAAGCCCGAACCGTCAAACGTCACCCCGCCGCATATCAATTGTAAATAACCGGCTTTGGTTCCAATTTTGCCGCTGTAGCCTTCCTCTATGATCAAATTTCCTAGCGTACCGTCTCCGGTTCGGTCTAGGTTCGTTGTTACGTCGCCGGTGTATTCGCTTGTAAAATAAATGTTATCGCCAGCCGCTGGGATTGCGCCGCCTAGCCAATTCGCCGTGTTGGCCCAGTCGCCGTCAGCGTTTCCGTTAGTCCAAATAATGTCAGCCATTTAATTTAACCTATTCTGTAAGCCTTGCGGGTCTTGTATGCCCCACTGGTGAAAATCAAATTCGGGATAAACTGCATATCTTAAATAAACAGCGTCAATTTGTTCCGTGTCTAGCATTGCGCCGTGGCCGTCTAATAGTACCGGCTCGGCTAACGGTAACCCGCTTTCGTCTACAATGTTATTTTTGCCGCTATCGCCTTCCGAAACGCCGTTGTTATTTGTTTCGCAATAACCTCTATCAAGTATATCCAGCCGATGTGTAAACAGGTTATCTATTAAAAACTCTACGTCGGTCGCGTAAAATAAAAACCCGTTTTTAATTCTTGGCGCGTAACTAACAGCCATGCAACGACACGCGAAAGGCTCGGCAAAAGCTAAAACATCACCAATTGCATCTCTAAAATCTATAGCTATCGTGTTGACAGAATTAACATAGGCTAACCAATCTACCGGCGCTACTCTTAAATTCATATTGATTGATACACGGATTTGAGAATAGTCAATTTCCGGCGGCGGATCAAACGGTGTGAAAACGCTGTTTGTTATCGATGTCCTGTTTTTTATGCCGCCTTTACCGTCTGGCGTTGTAATAGGCGGGTTTGGTATTGGTGGCCGATTGCCTATAAAACTTGTATTATCAATGACAAACGGATCGTTTCCGATTGCCTCGCCGTGTCCTATATAAGCCCCATGTAACGCGGCGCGTTTTGCATTAACGGCGCTAACAGAAATAATAACAGCTTCGTCGGTCGGATCGTCTGTAGGCTGTTGGTTTTCATCTAACCCCGTTGGCTCTTGGCCCTGTGGCCCGTCAGGGCTTTCGCTAGGTTCTAGCGGCCCAAATGTTACAGCAACATTCCAGATTTTTTCGCCAACGGGCGTAGGTGCAACGCTTTTAACAAACGCAAACGTGTCAATGTCATTGCCTACTTGGTAACTATCGCCAACAATTGGAACGCGCGTTGTACCGTCGTCAGCATTTAACACAATTAACGGCCCGTCGTTTCGGTCGTCTACCTCTACCTGATAGATAACATTAAACGTGATCCCAGCGCCGGCGGTTTCTGATCCGCTCCAGCCGTTATGTAAAATCTTTACAGATGTAACTGCCATTAAATACCTACTATCGCCGGCTGTGCGCCGGTGTTATTGGCTATCTCTTCTAAATGCTGGTTTGCTTCTTCTTGCGCTTTCAACTGCGCTATTTGGTGTTTTTCTAGGTTTTTTATAGCTTGCGTTCTAGCCTCGGCCGCTTGCACGGTTCCACGTATTGCAACGCCTACGCCGGCGCGGTTTGCAATAATGCCAAGCGCTTTAGATAGCTTTTCTACTTGCTTTGTTTCTTGTTTTAGTTTCTCTGTGTTTTCTTCGGCAACGTCGCCAATTGTTTCCGTCTTCTGCGCTGCCGCCGCCACTTTGTCGGTGCTGTTTGTTAATGCTTCGGTTTTTGCTACTGCACTGTCGGCGCTCGATTCGATGCTATCAAAAAACATATTGATACCGACAACCGCCGCTGTAGCCGCTGCCCCAGCCGCTAACAATACCGGAATACCGACGCCGCTAAACGCTAACGCTACGGCTTGCGCCGCGGCTAGTTGCCTGTAAATTTTTATCGCGGTTCTAATAAACTTAACTAATTTGACCCCCCACTTAATGACCAACGCAAACGCCGCAACGCCTGCAAGAATCGAGGCTGTTAGCTTGACAGTTTGCATGTCTAAGCCTTTAACCCAGTCAATCATTACAAACCCAATGTTTAGAACGTCATTAACTATAGGTAAAAGTTTTTGGCCGAAAGCCTCGGCTAACTTATCAACCTTATCCTTAAATGTTGACCACTGACCCGCGGCGGTTTTTGCTAGCCTCGCCATTAGGTCGCCAAACTTTCCAGACTTGCCAGCAATCCCAGATAACGCTTGATCAAAATCTTTGAATGAAACTTTTCCGTCCGTGACCATTTGTCGAATCTCGGTTGATGCAACGCCGAAATGCGAGGCTAAAGCATCTATAACGGGGATTCCACGCTCGGCTAACTGATTGAGCGTTTCGCCCATTACCTTTCCTTGACTTTTAATCTTGCCGAATATCTGCGCCAATTCGTTGACGTTCGCATCAGATAACGCCGCCAGATTACCCAAAACTGTCAATTTGTTATTTATGTCATCAGCCGCAACGCCAAAAGCTAATAACTGCTTTGTTGCTGATATTAAGTCTTTTTGTTGAAACGGCGTAGTTTCTGCAAACTTCCCTATTTGCTGAATAACCATAGCCGCTTTTTCAGATGAACCAACAAAGGCTTCTATTGCTAATGTATCTTTTTCTAACTGCGCAGCTAATCCGATTCCCTTCTTAAAAAACGCCATACCGCCAAGCGCTGCGCCAATCTTTGCGGCTGTTCTAATAACAGACTTGCCGAAAGAATCCATAGAACCGCGCGCACGCCTTACGCCGGCTTCAAACGGTGCCGTTTTAGCTACAAAGGTTGCCGCGATCGATCCAATGCTAGCCATTCTTTTTACCGTACCTCATAGCGTTAATATACTGATCGTCTATAACCTGTTTTTTCTTTTTGCGTTTGAATTCTGGAACGAACGCATCTAGTTCTAACAGGTCGCTTTTGTTCTTTGCCAATAGGTTTAACACTATCGAACAAAGATAACTAGTTTGTAACCACTCTTCGCCAAATGGTTCCACGTGATAAAACGCTATCCATTCGTCAAATGTTGCCGCCGGCATATCTTCAAGCATCTGGGGAACGTCCCAAACGCCCAAAGCTAAGCCGAGTTTGTAACCGAAACGGCGGCGGCTATCGTTTCGCAGTTTTTTTCCAGTTCCTCTATTTCGTTATCTCCGAAACCGGCAAAGTCACTGCACGCATCAAACAGGGCGGCAATAACCGCGCCGTCTAACTCGCCTAGTGCCTCCATATCTGCCAACGTCAACAGCGGCTCGCCCTTGTCATCAACTAGCATAGTTATAATTAGGCGGCGCCGCGCGTCGATGTTAACTTGTCCGGTTTTCTTGTTTACAACTGCTCTTTCGAACCTGCTTTTTTCGGCCTCGCTTAGTGATTTTATGCGAAACGTCAAATCAGCAATTTCAACAGTTCTAAACCGTCGGCCGGCTCTTGAAAATAAATCATTCTTCGTCGCTATGGTCATTGTCTACCCCTTCAATCTCTACCGATTCGGGCGGTTGGTTAACGCTCGACGCTTCGCCTACGCTTTCCGCTACCGCCTTTTTAACTAATTCTGACACGTCACAGGATACGGCCGTTATAAAACATACCGGCCGGCCTGATTCGGTGCCACAATACCCAACGTGTACACCGTTTATAAGAATCTTTTGCACGTCGTCAACTGATTCGTTTGGGTGTGGTTTGAATGATACTTTCATTTTATCCCCTTTCTAAACTTATGCGTAGGTAGGCTGTCCTGCCCATTTAATGCTAAACTCACCCGACAACAAAGAACCGTTTTCCGCATCTGGCCCTGTGCTACTTGTCAGAAAACCGGAACCGCTTAGGGTTTCGCCGCTGGTATAGGTAATTGTAATTGTTTCCGCCGCTCCGCTGATTGGTGGGAATGTTGTCATCGCCGGATCCCAATAAAACTCGCAGCTAAACTCGCCGCCGTCAATCAGGTCATCAGGTACAAAGGTTTTGTAATCCGTTGTTCCTAAATGTGTCGTTTCAATGCTTTCGCGGCTCATTTCGGTTCCGCCAATTCGTGTGTAATTTGCGGTAAATCCGCTGGTGCCGAACACGATGGTCACACCGTTACCAGTTTGTAAAGCCACTGTAAAAGCTCCTTCTTAAAATGTCGGAATGGTTTCCGTAAATACAATTCTAAAATCTAGTGATGTTACGTATAGACCGTCGTCGCTGCCGTCGTTCGGTACTAAATAACCGCTGTCGCGGCTTTCTAAAATGCAACTCTTAACTGACTCGCTGCCGGCCGTGCCTGTATATCCCTGTAACGCTTGGCGTACTGCTTCCGCTACGCTTTCGGCTTGTAGCCGTGTTGAACTAAAACAAGCGACCTCCACGAGCGATTCAACAAAGCCGGCCGATGCGCTGATTGTATGCATATGGTTGCTTCGTGTTTCGCTTAGCACTACCGCCGGAAACGTCTCATTTTGCGCTAGGGCGTCTGGCCTGATTCGTGTTGATACTAAATCGGTTACGCCGGTGATTGTTAAAAGGTAGGTTCTTAGGCCGCTACATACTGCGCTCATTTACTGGCCGCCTTTCTGATTGCTACCTCTAGGGCTTGCTTGCTCTTAGCTATCATTTTATTTCTTGCAAATCCTACGGCCTCGTCCCAGTAAATATTTAGATAGTCTGTTGCCGATGTTTTAATTGATGTTTCCTGTCCCCACGCTGTCAGCTTGTGCCCTTTGTTTACTAAGTGGGCATGAGCACCTATTATTTTATTTCCTTTGTAGGCATGTCCAACGGTAACACCAATTACACCTTTCCGAGTATAGCCGGCAGGGTTTATCCATTTAGAGCTAGGTTTAATTGTGATAGACCTAACTAAAGAATCTTTTTGCCTTGTAGCTTTTAGGCTTTTAGACCATTTTTTAGAGGTGCCGGTTCTATGACTTCGCGGCGCGTGTTTTTTCATAATCGACCGAAAGCCAGAACCAGCCGCCCTTACAACCTTTCGCTCTACTTCACGACGTAACGTAGGCGTTAACGCTTCTAAACGCTTTTCAAAGTTTTTTACGCCTGCATCCTCTAAAGCCACGTCAAAATATCCCGCAAAACCTTTCGTTCTGGTTTTGGGCTTCGGGCCTCTAAAATCTCTAGCCATTACACGTCCTCCCGACAATACAACCAGACTTCGCGCTCGTGCGTGTCTCGACGTTGTACGCTTTCAATATGTAAATTTCGGCTATCGTATACAACGCGGTTTTCCGGCGTTGGGAATATGCCTTGCGGGTATCTAATGCGCACGACATGCGAAACGGTAGCGTCGACCTGCTGGCCGCGTATTTTTTCCGCCCCGCCTTTGTCGATTACTTCAGCGTAACACGTGCGATATGTTGACCACGTGCCTACATGCTGGCCGGCGTCGTCTACTGTTGTCGCTCGGCTTTGCAATTGCACGCGATGTCTTAACATTCCTGATCGTACCACGTGTAGTCATCTCCTAAGCGGTATTGGTTAATCAGGGCTTCTACGGCCATTGGCACCTCTTGCGGGCTGGCATTAAACACAACCGCTTCACGGTGTTCGAACATGTGCGCTACTAACAATAACGCCGCTTGGCTTATAGCTTCGGGCGTCACGCTACTATCCCCGTAACCGCAAACGAAGCGAACCCTAACGGCGTCGGATTCTAACCGCGTTGTCGGCCAGCTTTTGCTATATGCTGGCTCTATAAACGCCGGTTCTCGGCTATCGCTTACGATATAATTAGAACTTGCTAGGGTTTGTTCTACCCCGTCGCCGTCTTTGTATTTAACACTGGTTACGCTTTGCAACTGGCCTTTAGGCAAATAAATACGGCCATTAACGCTGTGAAACCTATCTAAAATAAGTTCGTACGTCGCTGTACATATTTGGCGGCCTGTACGGTTTTCAATGTACGCCGTGGACGCTGTAATAAAATCATTTATCTGGGTATCAAACGTACTATCGTCGATAGCCATATGGGCTTTGGCCTCAGTGCTGTCGATCGGGTACTCTGTCGCCGCTGCAATTGTTTTTAGTGCGTAGTTATTCATCTACCGGCTTTCGCTTTCGCGCTCTTGGCTTCTTTTTTACAGCGGCCTCGATAGCAGGCTTACCGCTGGCGGCCTTTCGACCGCCAACGGCTTTTGCCTGATTGCTATCAATGAGGCGCTGCGCTTCGTCGTCGCCTACGTCAATTATGTCACCACAATTTTGGGTAAAACCAACGCCGGCTCGACTTACTAACAGCTCAACCTTCATATCTAACCCCTTACGCCTGAATCAGGTGTTTAATTGGGTTAGTGCCTGCGTCAATCACGATAGAATCAACACGGGCAAAGGCTACGAATCCGGTTTGGTCGTAGTCTCTATAGCGTTCATCCATACGGGCTAAGCGAACTGGGCCAGCGTCGCGAATAACGAATTTAGACATGTCGCCGGCGATTATCGACTTGTTACCCGTAGATATACCGGACATTTCTTGTAAAACTACCACAGGCTTTCCGAGAATGGTGTCAGGATCGCTTGCAGTTAGTCCGGCTTGCCATAGGTACTGGCCGTT